GCAGTCGTAATACTATTGACAAATGATGCAGTCGAACGGTTGTAATGATTTACAGTATTATTTCCAGCACTACTTCCAGGGTAAAACTCAAATCCTTCCGTGCCAGCATCTGAAACAACGAGTGCCCTTTGAGGATCCGCCGTTCCGATGCCAACTCGGCCAGAGCTGTCGATAACTACTTCATCGGCGCCTGCACCGTTGTAGTTAAGTCTAAAAGTATTGTCAGTATAGGTATAGGCAAGCCAATCATTTGTGCTGTTTGTTGCCTCAAAAGCTTGTGTACCTTTTAGTGTTAAAAGATGACCAGGCGACGATGTTCCGATGCCCAAATTGCCAGAGCTGTCGATGCGGGCAGATTCACTGCCACCTGTATCAAAAGTTAGGTTATTGCCACTACCTCCGATCCGAATGTTGTCTCCCGTAGAAGTGTTATTCCTGAAGCAAATTTCAGCAGCCGTTCCAGTTGCTTCAACGTACTGAACAATATTGTTACCCTTAACATGCAAATTAGAGGCAGGAGACGACACGTTGATGCCGACATCCCCAGGAATACCCTTGAACAGGCTTTCGACCGTGATCTTTTTGTTCTTATCAGCCGCAGCAGCCTCGCTAACGTCCACAATCGTCAGCAAGTCGCCCGTTGCCTGACTACCTGCAGCAAGAGCAGTCAGATCCGTAATTTTGCGGTCGGCCATTGCTTACGTTTTGATGACGTACATCATTGCAATGTTACGCGGCCTGGCCTCACTGCCACCACTATTGGCAATGCTGGTTGAGACGCTGATGCCAGTAAAGGCATTGTTTGTGTTTTTGTTCCTTTGTCCGCAGTCGTTATCGCCTGCTTTCCAAGGTCGATAACCCTCGTTGTGAGCTTGCTGGTCAATGTAAACATGGTTGTGACCAGGATCGGTCACGGTTGATGTGGCTGTGTGATTGTGTTGCTTGTTCTGGTCTGACTGTGAGCTTGCAAAACTGCGACCACTATCAACACTGCCGTTGTCAGCCCAGCCGCGAACAAACTCACCGCGTAGGTCTGGAAGGTTAAACGTGCTGCTGCCATCGCCTTCACCCCATGTCGTTCCAATAATTGCGAAGAGAGCAGCTTCAGTGGTCCTGCTAACTGCAGCGCCATTGCACTTCAAATAACCACTCGGCGCAGTGGTCGTCGCCATCAAGTGAACCGATCCAGTTGGCACAGCCTGCGGCAAAGCCGTAAAGCTCAGATTGCCGCTGCCGTCTGACTGCAACACGTCATTCGCATTGCCGTCACTGCTGGGCAAAGTCAGCGTGATGTCGCTGGCAACGTTTGACGGGGCTTGGATCGCAACAAAATTGCTGTTGCTCGTATCCCGCAGCCTCAGTGCTTTGCGATCACGGATCGTGATTCCATTGCTGTCGACATGAGCACGGCGCGTCCCACCAGTGACAATGCTGAAATCATCAGCAGAATTTTTAAAGCAGCCAGTGTCAGTGTCCCCGGCGAAACGAAGTGGCAAACTGCTAACCGTTCCCGCAGGCACGGTGACGTTGCCAGTAAACGTTGGGCTGGCAACTGTTGCAAGACCAAGATTGGTCTCATTCATATTGCCAATAGTCACGAAGCCAGTGTTCGTACTATTTCTTAGCTTCAAAAGATTAGTGTTTTCGTCTGCCCAAGGCATCCGGGCAACAGAATTAGCGGCACTAGGCTCAGATGAACTCGCATTCAGGCTGTAGATCGCAGCCATGTTGGAGTTAATGTCCGAGCGGACGTTTGCTCCAGTGTCATTCTGGATCGGAGTGGATTTTGTCTCGTTTACAAAGGACATCAGCCGATTCCGTAGCCAGTAGCGGTCCAGGTCACGTCGCGTGCCACGCGCTGGTTAGTCCCATGGTAAACCGAAAGATCAAACCCGGTAGCCGTGCTATTGCTAACAACGTAATGCTCGCTAGCCGTTTGAGCATTGAAAATAATGCCTACAGCTGGAGGGACATAGAACTTGTTGCCAGCGCCGTAGCTCACGCTGACATCGGTATCGCTGACGCCCTGTGCGTTTGTAGTCACTGTTCCAGTAATCGTCCTAATCGGCATTTCCGCTTGAACGCGCAGCTGGTCAACAGCAATCTGCTCCTGCGGGCCGCCAGTGCTGAACTCTGCTTTGACCTGGTAGCCACGGGCCTTGAACTCAGCGTTGTTAAACCGACGCCAGCTCGTGAACGTAGGAGAACCCGCAGGGTCATCCTGTGTGGTGCGGATATACAGCTCCACATCACAGGTGTTTGGAGCGGTGCCGTCAAACTCAGTGATCAGGTCAAAGTCAGGCTCATCGTCAATGCGTTCTCCATACGGGAAAAAGCTGCGAGCCCGCAACGTGCTGTCCAACCGCAGGCTAAAAACATCGCTCAACGTAAACGTGTTGCCGCTGTTGAAGACATACGTTCCAGATTGATGCAGCTCGTCGTCGCCTTGCAGATCTAAATTGCTGTCGTCCTCAAGTAACAAGCCGCCGCCATCTTCCAGGTCAAAGTCGCCAATAGCAGCAAGCTCATTGCCTGTAGTCGCTAGCTCTAGCTCATTGTTTACGGTGTCTACCGTCAGGTTGGTCTTGGTGCCGCTAAACGATGGATCTTCTGTCGAACCCAATGCACCAACAACCTCAACATTTAAAAGGTCGGCCTTCGTGAATTCGATCAGCGCAGCTGTCAGGCTTTCGCGGCCACCAGAATCAACAAACTTGGCGCTATACGTTCCAGCCTTCAGGTCGGCATATGCTTCAGTCGCAGAACCTGAGATCTGCTCAGAAATGCTGGTTGAAGTCGGCCAGGTAACACCGCTTAAATCAGGCGAATGACGCAACCGCACATAACCGCCAACACGAACATCTAGCTCCGTAGATTGCGTCCAGGTCAAACGCGCCTGCCCGTTGACCGGAATCATGCTGAAGTTAGTCACCGCAGCTGGCGCAGCAGTCTTGCCCTGTAGCTCAAAGTCGGCAGCCGTAATTTGACTGCCCTTGTTTAGGTAGTTCTTGGCCTGAATCTGCACATACAGCCGACCAGCTCGCAGGTTTCGCAGTGTGACTGATGGCGAAGACGTATCGACGGCCTGCCAGTTGTCATTGTCGATCCGGTACTGGACGCGGAACTCACTGACGTTGACGCGATCATGGTTCCAACTAACCAACGCACCAACGAACACGCCGTTGGCTTCTTCGTATAGAAACTCCTCAGTAGTGACGCTATCGACCGCGTTGGGGATCAACGACAGGTTGCTGATGTCTCTAGGGGTTAGCTCAGCATCAGCCTCAACCGCGTCATAAATATCTTTGTTGTAAGCAACAGCGCTAACGCCATAGATGCCTTCTTCTGCCTCAGCAACAGATACAACGCGGAACTGCTGAGACTGAACCTCGTCGTTCTGGAACAAAAACACTGATCCAGCGGCAGGTGCCTCGCTAAATGCACTCGCAACGTCAATCTCTGCCGTTCCATCCGCAAGCAGCGTGATACCGCCAACCGGCACATTCTTCTGTTCAACCAAGCCAGTAGACAACATCACTGACAGCTTCGGGTTGTTTGCAGCAGCCAGTGAAGTGGTCAGACCGTTGCTGCTGTCTGTCGTGATCTGCGTTGTGGTTGAAGACTTGACCCGACCTGAACGACGCGCTCCAGCCTTAACAGGATCAGCAACATCAATGACCATGCCAGGTCGCAGGATGATGCCGCTTTCGATGGCAACAGAAAACCCAACCACTTCAGTCAGATTTTGCTCAGACAGCAGCGTCCATTTGCCAATCCTGTGAGCCTGGCCTTGGCTGTAACAGCCAATTGCCTTGATGTCTTTTTTGATGATGCCGTACTTCGCGACCGCATCATGATCTTCAACGTATTCATATTCGACATCACCACGGGTGTCATATGACTGCCAAGCAACAACAGCAACGGTGTGTCGCGCTTTTTGAGACGAGCCTGAATACTCAAAAAGTCCGTCAACAACATTGCTAGGGCTGAGCAGATATTGCGGATCAGATGGCTTGTCCTGCAGCAGCTGCAACGTTCCAGCGCCGTAATAAGCAATGCCACGGAAAATAGCGGTCATCTGCTGGATGACGTTGTAAACCTCGTCTCTGCTGTTGATCAGCATGTTGAGGCTGAAGCGCGGTTCTTGGCCGCCATCGCCATCATCTACAAGCTCATTGCAATACTGGCTAATTGCAAAAAAGTCGTACTTATCAAGCGTTGATTCTGGAACGCCCGCACCATAACGCTCACTAATCAACAAGTCGTATAAACACCAGGCCGGATCATTTGTCCATGTTGCAGCCTGAAAGGTGCCGTCCCAAACGCCGGAATATGTAATGCGCCCCAGATGCGTTGTGGTGTCTACCGTCGCATTGCTTGGAATTTTAACTTTGATCCCACGAATTAAATACTTGCGAGCTGGAATGCTACTGAACTGACGCGAGTCAAATCGCAGGCCAACCAGTGCTGAGTTGGGATAGCTGAACTTATCATCAATGATTTCAGTAAAACTCTGAAAAATTGTGCTGCTAGCTCGTTTTTGGCTTGTCTCATCAGCACTGACACGCACCATTCTTACTTCTACCGGAAGCGTACCGCTAAGATTGATTAAATAATCTCGCTGATAACGGTTACTGCTTTTGCCGCTGATGGTGTCGGTAATAGCATCAGCAAATTCAGTATCTCCGGTATATTTTGTTTGGATTTTAATTTGAACGCTGTTACCAACAACGTCACCATCATCTTCAAGCACTTGAAGCGATGGAATCGTCAGCGTGACACGCAAACGATCAACATCTGTATCCGTGATGCTGCGAGTAACTGAAGTGCCGTTTGTAACTTCAACGCCAACTGCTGTTTCTCGCTCTGTTGTATTGAACGGTCCAGCAAGGTGAGTTTGAGCCTGCGTTCCAACGCGGGTAACAACAGTAAAACCCTCAAAATTGTTAGTGCCGTCAGCTGCTTGAACGGGCGTGTCGTCTAAGAAAATGCTTTTGTTGCCATCCTCAAGACCACCAATTTCGCCTTCGCTGATCAAGTCAAGGACATTGGCAAACTGTGTCGACTGGAGCGTATCGTCCTGCTCAGTTGGCGTGCTTCTACCGCCACCGCCTTTACCGCCGCCACCACCAGCACCAACGACGTATTTGGTCTGAGTCATACCTGCACCTGATCAACGTCAAGACCGCTGGACAGCACCGCCGATCCAACGAACAGCCGTCCATAGGCTATTGGGCAGGGCATCCCCTGACGACTGGTGTTGACGACATTGGAAAAGGTAAACGACTCCAACTGCACTGATTCGTCAAGCGTGCTATTTAACTCTGGCTGAGGTGAAAGAGATTGCGCAATGCCACCCAGCGTCAACGCTATACCAAGGTTTCCTGCGATAACTGCCAGCTTTACCCCAAAAGTGGCGGATGCAAACGTGCCACCAGCAGCAGTCACGCCAAAACCCATGCCGCCTCCAGCAAACAAACCTGCACCACCAGACATCGCTGCAACAGCAATTAATGCAGCGCCTGCAAGGATCATTCCACCACCCCGCCCCGCACCTGCAATAACAGGCGTGATGCTGAACACTTCACGATCACTGAAAGGCATCAACAAAGGAGCAGCATTGTCCTCGGTCACTTGCTCTTTGCTGACTGTTAAACGATACCCAACGCCATTCTTTTCACTATCAACCAACCAACTATCTAGCCCTGGAAAGTTGACACACAACGCCTTGATAGCCTGCGCTGGTGTCGCAACATCAAACTCAAACCGGCATTGACCAAGCCGTTTACGCAAAGCGCCATAGACCTTAACGACTTTCATGCCTCAAGGCGCAGGCAGTGCTCTTCCCATAGTAACCGCCATAGACATCCCTGCTAGACAGCCTGCCCTGCACATGATGCAGCACCTGTTGATCACCTAAGTAGATCGCTGCATGGTTCGGCAACGGTGAAACCAGATTCATCAAAATCAAATCACCGCGCTGCACCTCCTCTAACGGAATCTTGCTAAACCCCTCAGCAGCAAAGTTGTCCATATACAAGTTCTCGCCACGATCCCAAAACTTGTCGCGGCGGTCATAGTCCCGTAACTGGACGCCGTACTCCCTTGCGTACCAGTCGCGCACAAGCGTGTAGCAGTCCACCACGCCAAACACAAACTCACGTCCCACATACGGCAACTCAAAGCCAGCTGGCTCGCAGTAACCCCATCCTTCAGTGCTTGGATTGACGATGAACCACGGCAACTCTGACTTTTCGCAGGCAACACGATCAGCTGTTGATGGCTGTGGATTGGTCTTCGGATGACTGTGAACAATGGCCACCACCTCACCTTGATCTTCTACAGCGTCCCAGCCGCTGAGAACAAAGTGCTCATCAGGTGTTTCAGCAATGTTCTGGCATGGAAAGTATTGATGCCGACCTTTGACCACAGCGACTAATCCACAGCACTCGCGTGGTGTTTCAACCTTGGCGTGCTGCAGAATCTCAGCCTTCATGGCTGGCGACAAACGCATCACTTGGTCAGACCCGCTCCAGGGAATGAGCCGAACGGCAGTTCAGCGTTATCGCCAAACCGCAACTTGCAGCTGGCAACCCGCTTGCCACAAACGTCTTGAGCAAGCGTGCTAACGCTGTTGCCGTTCACGTCAAAGTAGTTGCTGCCGGTGTAACTGCACTCGCTACTGCGATACTTCCACTGGCAGACGTTGGCGATTACCTGCCGCTTGGGAATCTTCTGACCAGCCAAGTCAAACTTGCTTGCCAGCTCAAAAGTCACACTGTCCCGTGTTTCGCTGGATTTACGGTCGATAAACCAGCGTTCATCAGGGAAGCGAGCGTTGGGGTCAGCCGTTGCGTTGGTCACCACGACGTTGAACTCAAAATTGTCACCGCTCTGTGTGACCAAAGAATCACCGCCTTGTGTGATGGCAAGCTTGTTTGAACCAAAGTTGTCGCTGTCCAGATACTTGGCAAGTGTGCGGATGCGTCTTACCTCAGCTCCACCAAGATCATTGCCTGCAGTGGTGGCGTTGACCAACAAGAGCAGTGCCGTGATGGTACTACTAAGGTTGCTAACGGTCAGCGTTGGCCGGGGGAGCGTGCCAGTGTTCGTGTACTCAAAGCCATCAGCCTTGATCGGAACACGCGAATAAGTGTTTGAGGCAAAAAGAATGTTGCTCTCGCCAAACTCGTTGGTGCCAGCGTGGAAGTAATAAATGTCGTTACTGCCATGCAACGCTGAATCCAGCCTCAGCTGAAACAGCTCAATAATTGCGCTGGGGTTGGAGATCGCAAGATCGCCATACGTTGCTGAAATCGCAGTCCACTTACACGTTCCATCCGGAGTGACATCACCGGCAGAGTTACGCCATTCAGGCTCTGTACTTCCTGACGTGCCAGCAGTCGTACAACGAAAAAACAGGCCGGTGCCTTCATCGCCGGTAGATCGACGAATGTCACCGACGGAAAATGCAGTGCTAGCGACCCAAACTGCTATTGCCATTACGGTTCAAAGACTTGAGTGAATGTAGTTTGAATTGTTGCCAAATTTGAGTAAGGCAGAGTTTTTGTCCAAGACCTGCAAATCCACTTGTAAGTGTCAGTCTCGTCGGGTGGTGACCATTCGAAGGCAGCGTTATCAGCAGCCCTTGCATCCAAAAAGGTCTCAATAGTGTCAGCGTCAGTTTCCGTGAGATTGCGAAACTCAAGCTGCCATTCTTTTGGGTTTTGATTGATTCCGTAGCTCAATCTGGTCTGGTATCCGTCGCCGAACTGAACAGTTCGGACATTCGGCTGACTGCGCTTTTGCGCTCCGTAAGACGGATTGATGGAAGGGAAAGTGGCCATTAGCTTGCGAGTAAGCCTCCAGGACGCTTCTGCTTCACCAGCTCCTGTTGTACTGCAATACCAATCGCTTTGCCCAGCTGGTTGGCTTGACTTGCATCACCCTCAACAGAAGATCCAGCAGCGTCAACGTTCACTGTGATGTTGCCCATTGACCCGCCAGAAGCCTCAACCCCAAGCTTGCCGTTTGCACCCCTACGCAGCGGCATGATCGCTTCTGCTCCGGCCTCGCCCATTAGACCAAAACGACCAGATCCTCCATTGGCGTATTGGAACAACGTCGGCTTGTTGACGATGCCGCCCATCGCATAAGGCACGATCTTGTTCTTAGCGAACGCTGCACCTTTGCCTGCAATAAGAAAATCCTTGGTTAATGGATCTGGAGACTGCGTGCTGGCAGCACCACCAGTCAACCCAAGGAAGTTGCCAACACCTGGAATCAAGCTCAAACCTTGGAATAGTGCCTTTTTCGCAAAGATACGAGCCAGGTCACTGATGACAGAGTTGGCAAAGTCACGGAAGTTGGCCTTGCCGGTGGTAACGAAATCAGCGAATGCATCGCCAAGATCTTTAACTGCATTTACTCCAACCTCGCCAACAGCCTCGGCGACATTCATTGCCTCGTCAAAGACCTCGCGGAGGCCCTGCTTGAACTTAAATGATGCACTATTTGCTTTCTCAAGATTGGCGCGAAGCTCGCGGAGAGCATTGGCAAGCTCCTCGCTGCTCATCGCTTCTGCATACTTCTCAGCAAACTCAGCAAGCTGACGGTTGATTTCAACCCGCTGACGCTCCTCTTGGCTCATCAGCGTCACTGCATAACGAGCATCTGCCAACTCTCTTCCAGCCTGTTGGAGCAATTTGCCTTGTTGTTCAAGTTCTTTGTTCTGGTCTTCAAGAATTTTCTTCTTGGCAAGATCAAAATCTGCATAAGCTTGCTCTTCCATATTGATCCGCTTATTAACATCCTCTGTTTCCTCTCTGGCTGCAGTCAGATCAAGCGCTAGCTGCAGGTGAGCCTTCAGAGTTTCGTCTTCAGCGGCAATTGCACCACGCATTTGACGACGAAGCGCAAGCTCAATTTCACTCATTGGGGTTTGTTCAGCACCGCCACCGCTTGGGTCCGGCGTGGCATCTGCAAAATCAGTTGGGGTGTAAGACATTTGAGCGTTAATCGCTCTGCCCGTCATGCGGTCATACTTGATACCTGCAACCTCGTAACTGCTGGCCAGTTTCATTGCCAGCTCTAAATCCCCTGCAGCAATCTTTGCGGTTTTCAGCTGCCTGGTCAGGGCTTGAATCATTCGATTATTAGTCTCCTTCCCAAGCCGATCTTCCAGCTCCTGAACCTTGTCATTCATCTCACGAAGCCTGTCATTGGCTTCCTCGTTGGTTGTTTCTCCAGCAATGACTGACTTGTTGAACTCTGCGTTCTTTTTGCTGTGCTTAACCAAGGCCACTGTTGCGGCAGTAATGCCTGCTGCTAATGCAACCCAAGGATTGAGCAACGATGCAGCAGTAAAGCCTTTCATCGCAACAGTGGCCTTGCCAAACGCAGTGCCAAGTGCCGCTGCGATTCCGACAAGGTTTTGCAAGGCCAATGCAACCCCAGCGGCGCCAGCAACAATCGCAAACTCTTTAAAGTTTTTAATTAGTACTGAAGTTGCATCCAAAAGCAAATTCAATCCGGCAGCAGCAAGTACTGCAAGGCGTTTGATTGCAGGCAGAATGTCAAGCACAAACTTACTAAAAGCCTGTTGCAGTTGAGCGCCAATCGGCTGCAAAGCTTCTCCAATCTCTCGGCGCACTTGATCAAAGGCAACAGCGGCCTTCGCGCCCGCGTCAGCACTACTATCGGCAATCTTGCGTGCAGTCTCTTCGTACTCAGGGCCAAGACTGACGATAAATTTCATCAACTCATCAAGCCCAACTGTTCCTGCCTTAAATGCTTTCTGAAGCTGAGGCAGTGTCATATTGTTTGCCTCGGCAAACTTAGTGACAGCGCCAGGCAATCTTTCACCCAACTGACCAGAGAGTTCTTCCGCGCTGACCTTGCCTTTAGAGAAGGTCTGCACCATGGCCGTTATTGCAGAATCAACGTCTTGCGCTCCACCGCCTGTCGCCTTGATAGCAGACGTAATATTCCTGAATACGACTTCTGCGTCTCCAATATTGCCACCTGCGCCAATAACTGCAGCAGCAAGGCGTGTGATGCCTTTTGTTGATACATCTAAGGGGATATTGAAATCCCTGGTGACGTCTGCTGCGGCTTTAATGCCTAATTGATAATTACCAAGGCTAGAAGCAATGTCTACATTGCCAAACTTATCAGTAACTTTTGTGACGCCCTCAAGAGCAATTTCTAGCTTTTGCAGCTGGGCTGCATAGTCAGAAGTCGCGCCAAGCGCTTCTCGCACCATTTTGACTTGAGCGCCAATTGCAGCGCCTGCGGCAACACCAGCGACACCACCAACAGCACCGCCAACCGCTGCACCCAAGGCGCCTTCAGGGCCGCCAAATACGCCACCAGCAGCAATACCGCCTAATCCTTGCGCAATACCGCCAATAGTTGGACGCCGACGACGCTTGTTTAGCTTTTCAAGGCGACGGTCTACCTTCTCAATCTCTTTGCCAAGTTCGCGGAAGTCTTGACTGGTGGGATCAAGGCCAGCTCGGAGCTGTGCAAATGCAGTTCTTTGCGCTTGCAGGCTGTTAATACTGCCATTAGAGGCCACCGTCGCGCTACGAATATCTTTAGTCACCTGTTGATAGCTCTTGCCCATTCGGTCAAGAGTTGCGTCTACGCCTGCAGTCTCGATTTGAGTGATTGTTTTGTATAAAGACGAAAGCTCAGGGACAGGAGTTGGAATTGCAGAAACAGCGCTGCCGCCAGCAATCATGACCCCAGTGTTTGGGTCTCTTGCAGCCATCGGTGCGCCTGTCCGAGGGTTCCTCGCGCCAGCCTGACCTGCTTGCGCTGCTTGGATGCCAGCAAGTTTTTCAGCGCGACGAGCAGCTCTTGTTTGAGCATCACCGAGCCTGTCAAACGACGAAGAAGTGCCGCCCAACGCTTCACTTAAAGACTGCTGAAGTGCAATTAATTCTTTGTTTGCGTCCGCGTAATCCTTTGTTGTGAAATCAAGGTTCTCTACTTCATTTTGTACTTCTCCAATTCTTAAACGCAGTGCCGCCAAAGTGGCTGGCTGCTCACTTTGTACGATGTTGCTATATATCCCAGTCCGAGCAACCCTTGCTGCTGCAGCGACTTCTTGTCGTCCTACACGGGCAGCCTGCTGAGACTCGAAATTTTTTATAGCAACAAGTTTTTCTAAATATTTATCGGAATCGACGGCAATGCCTTGCAGCTGTCGCCGTCTTTCTTTCATATCTTCCACAAAGGCATCTGGAACCTTGCTTGGCCCAAAGGCACGAATTGCTTTTGCTGCTTTCTGCGCTTCCGGCGTTAAAGACTTAAGTTCTCCTTCAAGTGCTTCTACGTCTGCAGCTAGCTGTCTATATACAGAGCTGCCAATGCTTGCTTGAGCTTGTAAGCCTTTAAAAGATTCAACTACACCTTTAATTGCCTGAGTGCTTTTTTGCCCAGCGTTCGCAAACTCAAGGATCTCAGTCCTTATCTTGCGTATGTTTTTATCAGTCGGCCCAGCTGCTTTGCCAAGAGCCGTCAGGGAGCTTTTGAGAACGTTTACGCCCTCAATCCCGTCAACGCCCAGCTTGATTAGAAGGTCGCCAACAGTCTTAGCCATCTGCCTTCTTGCTGAATTCGCGGAGTGCTGCGGATTCCATGATTTGGAGGCCCTCTAGCACTTCGCGACGGTTCTCCACATCATAAAGGTCAAAAAGCCCCCCGGAAACCAGCAGCACGTCATATCGCAAACCCACATAGCCAGCCATGCTGACGGTCCATTGGGTCTGCATGCGCAGGAACATCGTGACGATGTCCCAGTTCTCATCCCAGACCTCGAAGTCCTCTGACTCTTTTTTCTTTGGTGCTGGCAGTTCTATGCCAAAGGCGGCAGCGTCATCCTGAGTTTTGTCATCAATGACTTTGCCGCCAGACGCCCAATAGACCGCAGCCTCTCTTAGTTTCCCGCTTGCGCCTCGCCGTAGGTCTTGGTGTAAGCAGCAAGCACCGCTTTCAGCCAATCCACGTCATCAGCGAAATCATCAAGCTCGGCCTCGGAGAACTTGATCTCATCACCGTCTTCATCCTTGATGCCTTCCCAGCCAACAAGCACTTTCTTGAGCAAAGACGCTCCTTCTGATTCAGTTACGCCTTCCAGCTCAGACATCTTCACTCGCTTGAAGATTGCCGTGAACTCAGATTTCTCAAACTTGCCGGGCTTGGTGTCGCTGGGTTCCTGCACTTCAACAGGCCACTTGAAGGTTTTTACCTTCTTACGAACAAAAGCCATCAGATAAATCAAATAAGCTGGCTCAGCATACACAAAAAAAGGGAGCCCGCAAAGGCTCCCTCTCGACGCAGCTCTTTAGCAGCTTAGGTGTAAACAAGGTCGAATTCAGCGTTAGCAGCAGAGTCCGGCACACAGGTGTAAGGAATCTCCAGCATTGCGATGCCATCAGAATCACCGTAGGCAACGTCACCAATATCCACCTTGCTGGAGGTGAATTGAACCTTGTTGCCAGCCACAGTGCCGTGGGTGAACACGAGGTTGCCAAGAGCAGCATCGTCATCAACAGCTGATGCGAAGTAGTCCTTGGTTGCCATTGTCACTGCCTCAATCGAGACAGAACCAGAAGCGGCCCGATCAGTGATTAGAACCTCTTTGGACCCGCCAACCAGCTCGCGGTAAACAGTGCTGTTGCCAAGGTCAAACGAGAAGCTCTGCAAAGCACCTGCGTAAGACAGCAGCTGGAAGCCAGTCACGTTGTCGTTCTTGAAGATCAGCGGATCGTCCTGATTCGCATAAGTAGGAGTCAGGATTGCGCTGTCATCAGGAGCGTTGTAGATGCCCGTGAAGGTGAAATCCAGCGTTGGAATTTCTCCAACGGAGGCGCTGATCCCTACATTCCCACGGCAGCCAGTCATCTTGTGACGGACACCATCGATCATGTAGTGGATCGTGACCGATGAAAAGCTTGCGCTCACCGGGTCATAAGTCACTGAAGTGCCAGCAACAACAGTCTCAGCCAGGCCACAAGCCTTCAGTGCTTTGCCGTACTGAGGCGCAGTGCCTGCAGTGCCAGAGCCAGCCATCTCAACGCTGAATGTACATTCAACGCGAGTGTTTGCTAGCAGCTGCTGAGAAGCTCCCAAGTAAGGACGAATCAGATCTCGGCTGACAACATCACTGCTCTGAGGAGTGATGCTCAGATCCCTCACGAGTACGGCGTCGGCTCCGTCCGGGGTTGGATCCGTCCCGTACGTTGACTCCGTCTCGATCACGATCAGGCGTTTGCGTAGTAGCAGTGCCATCGGAACTTTCCTGTGATGGTTGTGGTGGAAGCGTCCGCTCGATCAGAGTGCGTACGCCTGTTTCAGGATCAAGGAGGTAACTCCCGCCATGACCACTGTGTTCATCCAACATGGTAAGTGGAGAGGGTGGTTAGGTTTAGCGTAGCTCTAACTGCTTACTGGGTTAAATCGTCGACATCTGTGCGATAGCGAATCTCGTATTCGCAACTAATTAAGCCTGATGGTTTGTCGGCCTCAATAAACTCAAACTCAGTCCGAACAGGCACAACATCATGCGCGTAACCGCCAAGTGTTAGGTCGGACATGATTTTGCTGTGCAGTGACTCAACAGTGTCATCTGCAGCCTGATCGGGAATATCAGCCCTCTCAATCACAGTGATCCTGACTGTCATCGTCCAGTCCAGCTTGGGCAAGCTGGTGGTCTGGACGCAAACATCGCGAATCGGCTGAATGATGATTGCCGGTGACTCTGCTCTCGCGATCGGATCGACACGAGTCCGAAAAATCCTTGTGCCAACACCTGCTGTGTCGACCAGCTTGGTTCTGATCGTTGCAAGGATGTTTTCCCGCTTTGTAGTCACGTCTTAGTCCTTCATCAACATCACACGCATTATCTTGCCGTCGTCCAACAGCATCGGCTCGCGCACCGTATAAGCCACTCCATCGACGGTCAGAGCACTACCGTTTGTGACCGTTGAAAAATCAGAAGTCTTGACCACTACTGCGTAGTCAGTCGTCAGCACAACTCCGTCAGCAATGATCTCATTGGGTGACTCAAAGTATCCAACTCCAGTCGTGTCACCAAAAACTACTGGCACCGTGAACCCTGGCGTGTCAAAGAAAGCGTTGAGGTCTTCAGTAAAAGAAAGCGCCATATGAAAAAGCCCCCGCTCGGCGAGGGCTGTAAATCAGGATCAGTTGTACTTTTTACGACCCAGGCCAACGACGCTCACAGCGCCAGCGCCAGTACCACCAGCAACAGTGATGACGACACGCGCATAACGCTTGATCTCATCAGTGTTCACGCTCAGGCTTTCGACCAGAGCCGTGTTGGCGGTGGTGGTAGTGAAAGCAGCACCAGTGACATCAGCGAAAGTGCTGTTGTCAGAAGAGTCCTGCACCTTGACGGCATAAGTGATGCCAGAGCCACCGGCTTCAGCATCAAGAATCAGGGTGATGTCACCCTCGTAGTCAAGGAGGTCAACGCCTGTTTCATTGCCAGTTGCGGTGACAACGTCGTTAGGCGCAAACGACAGGGCGGTCAAAGTCCGCCGAGTGTTGCCGATGCTCATGATTCCTTAGTCCTCTTGCGAGTGGTTGGCTTTTTAGGAGCTGGCTCAGGAGCCTTTTCCTCCTCTTGATGCTCAACAGCTTTGCCAAGGCCCAGGAGGGTCACAGCATCACTGTCTTCGACTTCCAAAATGGAGCCCGCAGCAGCGGGCTCACCGGAAATCATTACTGGCCTCAGAATTTCAATCTTCATGAGTCAGAAACGATGTGACAGATCACTTGGATCAGGTGCCGTAGCAGAAGGCGCCAGGCTGCTTGACAGCGAAGTCAACATCTTGCAGAGCAATGATGCGGACGGTGCCAGCAGTTGCACCTGCATAAGGATCGACGGTCAGATCCAGACCAGACCACATGGCCATGATCAGCTGTGAGAAGTCACCAAACAGAGCGTCGTTGTTAGCGAGCTGGTTGGTGACGGTCACGGGGTAACCGTTGATTTCGTCGTTCTCGTAGACGAACATGCCGGTGTTAGTGGCCTTCTCGGTGCTCTTCAGAGCGCCACGAGCAGATGCGTTGATGATGTAACGCAGGCTGCCAGCGTCAGCGTTAGCCACTGCCACGTCGGTTTCCATGCCGATGTACTCGGCGAAGGTTCCGAAGGTGGTGATGGTCTGGGTGCCGATGCCGGTGGTATTGATCAGACCCAGAGGCTGGTTGGAAGAACCAGAGCCGTTCAGGCCAACACGATCCAGCTCAAGAGCCAGCACGCGAGCCAGGTCGTCACGGACCATTTGCTCAACGTCGATGCTGGACTGCAGCAGCAGCTTGCGGGAGTAGTCAACAAAAGCACCACAGGTTTTGGGGCTGAGGTTGACCTGCTCGATGGTCTGCTGGGACTCGGTGGGAGAAGAACCCTCACCAACCCAGTAAGCAGTTGCGCTGGAACCCTGCTTGGGGATTGAGATGTTGCCGTTGATGCCCGTCAGGGTCGTCATGCCAGCGTCAGCCAGTGCAAGACGGTTGCGGAGCAGGTCGATGAAGCTG